AGTGAGCCTTTTGGCTAAAACCTTTAGGATGAGAACAATCTATACTGCGCTTGTATTTCTTGCTCCACTTTTCAGTCAGTTCCGCTTCTTTTACAATCTTCTTGTTCTTTTTTACTTTGTATTTCTTGCCATCAACTATAAAATACTCTAGATTATTTTTTCTGGCAGTGTTAAGCGCACCCAAAAAAGCATTGCCCTCTCCAAGACTTAATTCTTTATCGGTCTCAATAGTTTCGGCATCATATAATTTCTGAATTAAACCAGTGTTACGAAGTAGTTTGAACGCTAAATTTTCTACACCAAACTCGCCATTCTTTTCTAAACCACTTTGACGCATATCTTTAATACGTTTTTTAAGTCTTGCAATAGTTTGCGGATCGCCACTCTCAAGTGCCTGTTTAATTTCTTCTTCTAAGTGTTCAAACTTATGTTCAATATTAGTAACATCTGGCTTGGCAGTTATCTTTTTTGGAAACTGTACCCAGTTATCATTATACACACTATAAACACCATTAGAAATGTGTTTATCTTCACTGCCTTGAACATATACTTCAACAGCATGACCTAAAATTGTAATATCGTGTTGATCATTGAATATTACTTTTTTGGCTTGAAAAAGGTCTTTGAGATTAACTTTACAAGGTCCGCTACTGTTAGCAATAAGATGAAGGTCAATATCACTCTTGTTATTATAATTAAAACTAGCATTGCTACCACTTATTGTAATATCAGTAAGTTCTAGGTCTTCTACATTGATAAATTCAACAAATGCTTTTGCAATTTTAAAAAGTGCAAGACGAACTTGTGGTTTTAAATGATTGCCTTCCCATAAATCTGGGTTAAGTTTATCATGAAATGTAGTTAAGGTTTCTAAATCACCTATGCGCATTAAGTATTTATTAGAACTTGGCTGCGCTTTTTGCCATATTATCTACAGTGGCAGATTGCTTTTCAATGTCTGATTTATCAGGTTGTTTGCTGGCTACGCTTTCTTTTCCTAGCACAACATGCTGGTTGTTATAATCACTAATCATTTCACCAATACTAGGATTTGAATTAATTAATTCTTCAAGGTTTTCATAAGAAAAAGAATAGCCAGCATTATTCATTAATTTACTAATGTTGGCCATTGGAATTTGTACGCCTGGTTTAGTCTTACTCTCCAGATATTGTAAAATAGTCATAAAAACACCGGCTTGACTCTTTACAAAATCTGGAGCAACTTCAAGAAGTTTCATTATCTTAAACCACGTCCCATTTCTGCGGGTCCGCCTGTAGCACTATCAACTGCATTTAACTCAGGCTCATTATCATTTTCATCGCCAATAGGAGCATTCATATCAGGAGCAGGCTCGCCCATAGGAGCAGCACCCATATCAGGAGCAGGTTCGCCCATAGGAGCAGCACCATAGACACCACGGCTTGCATTATCAAGAGTATCACGTGCGCCATTAGCAGCATCAAGTAAGCTACCCAATACTTGCTTAGTTGTATCATTAAATGAGTTAGCTTGTTCCATACCAACTTCATCTTTCATAGCACTTACTAGTGCTGGTAGTTGTTCGTTCTGCATCTTGCTGATTTTTTCAACAATGTCTTGAACAGTATCTGCAAGGTCACGAGCAGCCATAGTAACACGTGCTTGCTCAATTTCACCTTCGGTTAGTGCTGGTGGCAACTCAATGCTTTCATTCTTTGCCATCTTAGTAGCAGTAGCATACATAACTTCTTCGCCACGCTTGCCATAACGTTTTTCAAAATCACCCTTCTTGCCTTTAAGTGACTTTGCATAATGCTCACGCTTCTTAAGTTCGCTCGGTGATAATTCACGCTCATTAAGATTTACTGTGCAATAATCAGTAATTGCTTGCATTTTTTCTGCTAATATTGCTCGACCTTGTGCCATTTCGTTTTTCCATGTTTCTAAAATCTTGCCTACCATAACAGCTTCCATATATTGTGGATTGCGTTCGGCATAGTGTGCCTGACTTGATGTCTTAATTGCACGAATCTTTGTGCCAATAGTTTTCAACATCTGATTAGCATCGCTTTCATTTATCTTAGCAAGATTAAGTTGCCATTTATAAACTTTGTCCAATTGCTGATTTAACTCTGCAGAAGATGTCTTTCCGAATTCTTTAACAAACATAGTGTTGTCCTTACATTTAATAGTATTTATTTAATAGAGACGGTTTTTTCTAAAAGGTCTATCTGTTGATGCAGTAAGTCTAATTCGCTATCTACTTTTGCAAGGCGATCTTGCGCAACTGCATTATGCGGGTTGTTTTTTAATCGCATGCGAAAGTGATTTTGATCTGCAAGGTATATATCTAATTGTTTGTCGATTGCTGTAGCAGAACTAATATCATTATATTTGTTCTTTGCAACAAGCGCAGCAGTAAGTATTGCAATACGGCGTTGGCGAAGTGTTGAAATTACCGTATTCTTATTAATTACGGTCCATTTATTATCATTTAATTTTACTTCAACGCCATTGACTACATATCCGCTCCCCACGGATTTTACAATCACTGCGCCCTTGTTAGGCAAGTGATCGTATTCTTCCGTGACGAATTTTTTGATTTTGTTGAGGGTTTTGCTTTCATTAATCATGCTATTAATTTAGCACAAAGCACAACCACTTGTCAATTAACTATGCGTTTTTGCCACATATAATATAAGTCCCAAAAGTGCCGTTAATAGTGAGCCAATAATGCCAATTCCTAAGCCAACGAGTTTTTTATAAGCCAAAGTTTCTTTTTCGATTAACATGTTTTTAATATCGCTGACTATGGATTCAACCTTTGCAAGTCTTAATTCCATAGTATCCATTTTATTATCCATTTGTTCATAACGCTCTGCACAGATATCGACATGCGCTTCTAAACTGGTTCGCTCAATTTCATATGGTTTCTTTGCCATAACAAACTCCGTGCATTGCAAATAATATTTATAATATCAATTATAATAATAAAAAGCAGATATTTTTATTTTCACCAGAAACAATGGTATATTTTTTAAGGTCTTCTACACTTTCTTCGAGACCAGTTATCATTGGTATAAAACCAATTTCATTTTCTAATGATTCTAAGTTATTTTTGAAGTTATCAGAATCAAAATCAAACAACCATACATTATGAAATCCTGTATAATTCTCACCAAATCCAATATCATCTATTTTTCGATATACTCTCGTAGGATATGCTTGAATTGTAGGAATAGATTTTAAACCAATAGCTTGAACTAATGTGTGCCAATTTTTTAATTGATTTTGAGCATAATAATCGCCATTTCTGGTAATATCAAAAAGTGTTAAACATCTAATCATGGTTTTACTTATTGTATATTATTTTAGGCAAAGAAAAAGGGCGGTTGCCCGCCCTTGAACTTTGTAATATATCTAGGATATATTAAGTGTAGCTTAGCTTGAAACCACGGTTAGCGAATACTGAACCGCTGCAATCAACTGCGTTGTTACCAGCAGCAGTTAGACTACGAACAGTTGCCTGAACAACACTTGCAATGCCAGCATCAGTTGATGCAAGACCTTGTGCGCCTTCAAGAAGAAGACTGATGTTACCACCAGATGATGCTTCAACCTGATATGCAAGAACAGTCACGTTTGACTCAATTGCGTTTAGGATTGCAGGAATTGCGTAGTTTACTGCGCTTTCACCACGAATATCTTGTGCTGTGCCGCTAGTGTTAGCGATATAACCTGCAAGTGCTACAGGGAACTTTCCGATAAAGCTAGCACCGATTGCTGTTGAGATAAAACCCTTACCATCACCAACTACACCAGCATTACCATTTGTACGATAAAAATCTGCCATTTTAATTCTCCAAAATTTGCGTTTATTATTACGCTAATAGTATTTATGTTTGAGTTAAAAATTAAGGCGTATATAGTAGATTAACGGCTTTCGTCTATCTTTCGCAATCCACGAATAAATTTAGCAGGTTCTTGCGCACGAATACTATTTAAAAGTCGGCGTTCAAGTTCATCTGCTTCTGGAGTATCATAAGTTTCACGTATTTGATTAATTAGATTGATAGCACTATTAATAATATGGTTAGCACGGCTTTCTAATACTAATCCAGTATTTTTACCAACACTTAAAGTGCTTAGTTCATCTAATATAGAACGTGATTGTTTGCGCAAAATCTACTACTCCGCTATTATTTATTGGAAATTATGCTTGTGGAACTTTTCCGCACATTTTTACACATGTTGTAAGAGCACCATCTTCGTAGCTATCACGAGTCCAAGCACTTTCAACTTTACTAAACCAACGCATGCATGTTTCTAAATCATATTCGTGCAAACTATACTGTGACACCAATGGTTTAATTTGTTGATTTAGTTTTCCATTCCAACCTTTATCATATTTTTCTGGATTAAAACCCATAAAGCAGCATGGATATACTTTGCCATCTGATGCAATGTATATCGATTTTTGATTCTTAGAAAAACAAGAATATGTTGTACCAGGTACATGTGGCGAGATAAAAAATTCTTTATTCCGATTACTTTTGTCAGCAATAATATTTTCAATTACTGTATCGCCAGCCCAATCGCCCATGATGTGGGATAATTTTCCATCACGATCAAATACTGGACCAACGCATCTACCATCATCTATTAATAAAAAGTTAGCAAAACCTAAACTTTTAGAAAGTTCTCTGCATTGTTCTATTTGGTGTGAATTATGGTCAAATTTTATCATTTTCCATATAGCATGCCCACCATTATCCATAAATGTTTTTGCATTTTGCAAAATTTTATTATAATCAGTATCTTGACGATAAAGATGGTGAGTGTCTTCAAGACCATCTAAACAAAATTGAACTTCTGTATAACTAAACTGTGCCAAGTCTGCCCAAAATGCTGCATTTCTTGCGCTACCATTTGTGCTTATTTCTATTCTTAATTTTTCATTGTGCGATTTAAAATATTGAATAATATCCAATGATTCTAAATTTGAAGTAAAATCACCAAGATTTCCATTGACCAATATATGTTTTAATTGTGAAATAAACTGCGGACTAAAAGATTTTTTAACAAGTTCTAACGAAAGATTTGTTTCTTCGTATCCACTATTAAATGGATAGCCAAATAAATTACGCGGACACTGCGGACAACGAGCATTGCACAGCGAACTAAATTCCATGTGTAAATGGACTACATCTTGTATTGAAATCATGATAGTATTTAAGTTTTCTTTATGTTAGCTAACATTTGTTTTAACTTAGTACTATTGACATCTGAAACTATTTTGCCACGTTCTTCTGGCTCTGCTGCTGGTATCACAGTACTCTTATTTTTTACACCGTCAAATATACTGCTAACTGGCTTCTTAAATGTCATGCCTTCACCATCATCTGGCAAGTCACGGATACGCAAACTATCAACATCAAACTCAAGTTCAACCTTTTGCCCAACACCACTAGATGAACGAGTTTTCATAATCTGTAACTGATATTTGCCATGCTCTCGCATACTGCGAGATGTAAAGATACCAAATAGATTATCAGCAGTGTTAATCTTTGAAATACCACCACTAATGTGACTGTGGTCAAATTCTACTTCTTCAACACTCGCACGATTCAACTGTGATGCAGTGACCAATAGGATTTGCATTTCCTTAGCAAAGTTACGAATTTCTTCGGAGACATATTTGTCCTTGACGAACAAATCACTTGGACTAACCTTGGCACTAACAGGCATGAGCAAGTCAAGATAATCGATCATAATAAAATCAACCTTACGACCAGTACGAATTTGAAGTTCCTTTACATAAGAACGAACATCGTTGATATTGCTTTGGGCTGGTAGATACTTAATCTGTAATCTACCACTCTTCTTGCCCATCATGACAACCTTCATATCAACATTATCAATGTCTTTGAAGATATCCTTGCTGGCAATATTGGTTACCATACTATCGATACGCATAGAGGTAAGTTCTTCGCTCAATTCAAGCGTAACATATACACCATTGAGACCAAGTTGCATCCAATTAACTGCAATGTTCTGCATGAACAGTGACTTACCGCTACCTGAACCGCCAGCAAAGATGTTAAGTTCTCCCTTGTTGAACCCACCAAATAATTTCTGATCAAGTGCATTCCACCCCGTCGAAACCTGACCATTGTTATCTTTGATTTTCATCAAACGTGCTTTAGGATCAGCAAAGTAATCGGTACCAAGGTCTTTGGTTAGACTGATTTGAACAGCGTCTTTAATAAGTTTTTCAACTGGACCAAAATCACCTTTCTCTAGCAAATCTGCGGCGGCAAGAATGGCTCGTTCAAGTTCTTTCTGCTTAGTAAAGTCTTCAAACTCTTCCAAAAACCAAGAGGTATGATCATCAGTCATACCAGGAACTTGGGCAAAGGTGTTATTGGTAGCAGCATTAATCTGCTCAACAATAGGCATAACAGTATGCTTTTCACAGTGTTCCTTGATGAACTCTGCTGCACCTTTTAAACTACGGTCAAAATTATTTGGGTTAAAGATGTTTTGGACACGCACATAACTTTGCGGGTCACTTAACATCATTTCAACGAATAACTTCTGTATTGCGCTATCATATGTTTTTGCCATTAGGTAATTATATCTTTAATTTAATCAATTGTCACTATTATTGTTGATCCACAATTTAAATAAAGATGCAAAATCTATGTGTGCCATTTCTGCATAATGTCCTTTTTCAAATTTTTCATAGTTATGCTTGCTTGCCCATTGATTAAATCCTAAATTTTCTGGTAGAAAAAATTTATTTTTGTCAATTTTAGAATAGAAGATATCCGTATCACTGTTAATACTGTTAATATTTTTTCTAATAGTTTCATATTCTGAAAAATAATCAATCGTGCTTGTAAAATAAAACTTTTTGTTCATTAATTTTAAGTATTGTTGAGTCAATAATATATTTTTAAAATATTCATTAAACAATATCTTTTTCTCAAATACTAAAGTTTCATAGACATTTTGTAAATTTTTTAATTTTGATTTGTCTTTGAATTTTTGTGAAACTAGTTTGTATATTTTAAAATCTTGATCATAAAGATTAATACCACTTGGAGAAAAATTTACAGGAAAATTATTTTTATAAAAAGTTATTCTTTCTAAAAATGACCACATAACAACAACTAAATCAATGTCTGTTAAATCAGAAGACAAAATTTTAGTCATTATTTGACCACAACCTGCTCCAGATATTCCGTAATTAAATATGGTAGCATCTTTATATAAATGATTTGTCCAAGTATGATTGCTTGGTTGAACAATGTTGTACAGCGATGCATCTGGAAATTCATCGCCAAACGTACAAGAACATCCAAATGTTGCTATTTTTAAAACCATTTCTTAGATACCAATTGAATTTTAAGTTTGTTAGTTTGCACACTATCTAAAATACTGCGCATCGTGAACAATGTGCCGTATTTTGCAACAGCATCTGCCGTATCTTTAATACCCATTTCCCAATCAGGAAATGCTACGCCCCAACCATACTTTAGCGCAGCCTCTACCATTGCTCCACCAGCCTTGTCACGGTCAGGGACAACAATGATATCACGGTCAAGTGTTTCAATAACTTGAGCCTGACCATCATTGATTTCATTTGAACAAATTGCAAGCGCACCAATGGCAACGGCGTCTAACAATCCTTCTACAACAATACAAAACTTTGCATCTTTAGGCTGTTTATCATATCCCCATATCATATTGCTTGGATAGTTAGAGAAGTATTTTATCTTCTTCTTGCCATCCTCAAACAGCCGACCACTAAAACCCATTGGTCTCTTTTTCCAAGTAAATGGAACAAGCACACGGTTTCTCAATGATGCGTCATCGGTCCAATAAAACTCAGACAACTTATCACCAAACCCTCTAGCATCAAGATAATGAATAGCAGCTTCAAGAGAATTATAATCGTCTTCATTGATATATCCATCATTAAGCCAACTAGTAACAGGACGACCGGGACATGGGTCACGAGGTTCATAAGTTGGCAACTCACGAGGTTCAACCTTTGGAGCATCAGGTGTAGATTGTGCCAATGCAAATAAACTAAGACGAGAAATAGTATCATCGCCCATGCCAAGCCATGACATCCAACGACGCATCTTATATGATAAACGATTACCAGGTTGCCAAGAGGCAGTATAATGACAGTTAAAACAGTGTGCAGTGATACCACCCTCTGGTGATGGCATAATACCACCACGCCCACGAGTATCTACTGCATGACCATTATTATGGCAGCAAACAGCATTGAAACTTATCCAACCGCTAGGCGTGGATTTGCGCTTCCATGGCAGATGCTGCATGATTTGGTCAGTAATTTCCATAACATTAATATAACAGATTTATAACAAAAGTCAAGGACGATATGCGATATAATTTACCGTGCCACTAGTTTGTGTAACCTTAAAACGAACAGCGCCAAACTTACCTTGAAAATTATAATATCGATTGCCAGTTGAATTACTGAATACAGCCGTATTTACAGTTACCCAATTGTTTGCATTACTAACACTTATTGAATCTTGGCTTGCTTGAATATCAATATTGCCAGTAAAGCTATTTGTATTATATTGAACTGTTTGATAAACAGCACGTGATTTTACACGATCTGCTGTAACGGTTGTACTTGTATAGGCAACATTAGTATAGTTAGTACTAACATCATTTGTATAAACAGGAATAGAAAGATTGGCACTTGGAACAAATGCAGGATATACGCTGTCAAGTAATCTTGCTTGACCTTGTGCATTATAATTATCATCACTGAATGCAATTTGTTGTTCGCCTTCTGGACTAGTAATTACTATACTATAATTATATAATCCTGCCGAAATATCATTTAGCAATGTTCCTTCAACCAATGTAGTAGCGGTGCCAGTATCGGTATAAACCATCTGCAGCACTCTACTAAAAACTAATTCTTTTGTTGTCGGATCAATTAGGTTAAATAAAACCGAACTGTCAAGTAGGCTAACAGGTTTCTGATCTTGGTTTTTAATCAAAAACTGAAATCTATTATCTACGCCTTTGTAGATTTGTAATGGTTTTGCATACACTAACTGATTCTCCGTGTGAGGTGTGAAATCACTGTTCTTTACAATATCAATAATTTGCGTATATAAATAACCTATAATTGGCTGCACAGAATGGACTCCTACAATATTTATTATGATTTCAATTGAACAAATGCTTGAAAAATATCCTTTCCTAAGTTATATAAAATACACGCATAGTGACTACATAGGTATTATACAAAATCATGATACTGATATAGTTTCAATCTATGCATTTAATAAACTTCGAACTGAAAAAGATAAACTTGGGTTTCTAGAAGCAGCAGAAATATGGTGGTGGGAAAGCAATCGTCTTATACCAATCAACATATTTTTAAAAGAAACATGGAATCCATACCGTTACAGCACAGTAACGCTAACGTGCAAAGACATAGTTGAACAACAAGGTCATATTGTTTCAATTGCTAAACTTGCAGAACGTCGCACAAAACGCCGTGTATTGCAGTTAGTTAAGCGTCTCTCCTAATAGATTCATATGTACCATTACTAATTGGGCATATGACACCGCATGTGCTTTCTTGAAGTAATATCCTTCATGCGGTTTAATCCAAATTTCTTCTGCAATTTCCTTCCATCGTTTGCCAATAAGATATCGCTTACTTGGGCGAATCAATGCCAATACCATTGCTAGTTTCTCTAGCGTATCGGGAAAATGCTTTTGCACTGTATCAAAATGATTGTTGAGATGCATCAACTTATCAACAAACTCTTTATCTTTAAGCAAATTCCAATCAGGTTCTTTTGCTACTAACTCATCAAGATGCTCATTGCTCTTGACTAAATTATAGATATGCACATTCAACATATCTAATTTCATATAGCCAAGTTCTTCGGCTTCATTATAATCAATATTAGATAATCCTGTTATCGGATTATAAGGAACGGGATTGACATAGACTCCAGTGTTGTGCTTGACAACAACACCATCACGAGTAATGCTCGCAGGAATATGCTTGATAAGTTTCAAGATATCCTCACGGTTTCCAAAGTCTATGTCAATATCCATTTATGCCCATCTCATCAAGAATAACATTCGGTCTTCTTCATCAGCAAATACCAATACCATACCAGTTTGCCAACTTTTATTTCCCCACTTTTCCCATGCAGGCGATACTTCTTTTAAATTAGCATTTACCCATGCTCGAATTTCATTTTCATTTGCTTGCCAAAACTTAACATCAGAAATAACTAACATGCTAAGTCCTTCGCTGCCATTAATGCCAGGTATTGGAGAAGGAACAACAAATCTTTGCTTTTCTTTAGTCATTAGAAATTTGCTTGCGCCAATATATGCTTGGTTAATTCTGCATCAGCAGTATAATCATGCAACTTACGTTGCCAAAACTCAGGATCAATCCATGGCATTAGCAGTGTAACTTGTTCTTCACTTAGCGTTTCAAATTTAGCAATACCATTATCACAGCAATAGATTGCCCAACAACTAACACGACCATTTAAAACATGTTGCACAAAACGATTAGAACTTACCTCAGTAAAGTATGTAGTAATATCATTACCAGTTTCTTCACTCCATTCTTGCATGGTTATGATTGAACGTTCTAGTGCATCACTTGAACTTTCACTGCGCAACAATCCATATAGATATTCTTCATATACCTTATCCTTGCACCAGTTATCAATCTTGATTTGTTTCTTTAACACATAATCCATAAACTGATTAACATTGATTGCACTAATTGCTACACAGTGTCGCCCAAACTTTACAAATGCATTGTAAAAGTTGTTATTACAAAAGTCTGCATAAGTCTTTAACTTAGCAGAGCCTTGCGTAAGTTCATAAAACCGCAACCAAGTTTTGAAACCAATAATAACGCCCTTCTCACCTTGCTGCAAGTCACGACGCTTTGGCTCACATTGATGAACTGCCAATGTGCTTTCGCGCACAAACCCTTGACCACAATATTTGCATTTGTGCTCGCCTGGTTTCATATCACGCCTTGCTTCTTCTGCAATCTTTTGCAATTCACTCATGACCATACTATAGCACACCAGTTATTCATTTACAATATCATTAATAATCTGAGATGCCTCATCACGAGAAATGATATCAAGTTCTGTCCAATAATTTATAAGTTGCTGTTTAACTGAATCATTCATTTCTTTAATACTTCTGTAATGAATTGCTGATACCATTATATCAAACTTATTAGTATAGGTAACATTTAAGAAATCTTTCAATGTCATACTGTCATCAAGAAAATGTAGGTTTGAATCCCATAAACCAGTGCTAAAAGGATTAGTGAAATAATAATATTCTTCTAAACTACCATATTTTGATATAATATATGCTTGCATTAAATAAAATTCATTTGTACTTGCTGGCACAAAATTACCAAAAAAATTATCAAGTGCTAAGTTAAAATTCTGCACAAGTACTGATTCTAATTCTTCAAGAGTTTGTTTCTTAATTAAAAACGGTGTATTAATAGACATTGTTGGAGTATCAACTGATACACTGAATAAATCAAATGCATATTTTTTAATAGGATATTCTGGCAACGTGTCTTGGGTTATTGTGTGACTATAGCAAGCATGAAATTTATTATCTATTACAAAATCTGCGCTCGTGATGTTACGTATAAAGAAATTTTTTGAATCAAGTATTATAATATTTTTAGCAGTACATACTTGATGTGCAGATAATTTCAAAACTTGTTGTCGCACATATCCATCTATCAACCTGCCATTATATAAATCTTTATAGTTGTAAAATTTTATCCGATCATTAAACATACCAAAATTTAATACTAGTAGTTGCGCATCACAATTATTAACAATATGAATATTTGTTATTGGTAAGTTCTGACAAAATTTACCAATACTATTGGCAAATATTTTTAATAGTGGATAGTCATTTTCGTATGCTACGACGAATAAATCAAACATGATTTTTCACATCATTTATTATTTTAGTTGCTTCATCGCCATAACATAGTTCTAGTTCAATCCAAAAATTTTTTAATTCAGATAATAGTTCCTCAGACATTATTCTAATAGACCTATAATGCACACTACTGCAAAAAATTCCACCAACCCAATCTAAAAATGCGGCTTGCATTAAACTTTTTCTAATTTTAACTTCTGTATGTGGAATATAAGTCCAATGAAAATCTTCCCAATGTTCAACATCTACTGGCCATATTCCAGTGCAATAATTTCCTTGCTGCGGAGTATCATCTGTAAAAAAGAAATATTCTTTAAAATCACTATATTTTTTTAATATGAAAGATTGGATTAACATAAACTCATTTGTTTTATTTGGAGCATCGTATCCAATAATATCTTGTGGCAAAAGATTAAAATTTTCTTTAATGTAATCTACACATTCTATTAGAGTTTGTCGTTTAATAAAAAATGGTGTTCGCAACATAATTTGCTGACTATTGGGCGGAAGTTCAAATAATTTGTGCGTGAATATTTTATTTTCTAACCAAAATTCTGGAGCAATATCATATACTGCTCGTAATTTTCCTTCACTATTCATTACTTCTTCTAATCTGACAGGATTAATAAAAAAATTCTTAGCATCAAGAATCATTATATTTTCACTGTGACATAATTTATAAGCATATAATTTTAAAATTTGCTGAACATTATATCCATTTACCCATGGACCATCATATATTTCACTGAAATCATGTATGCTTATGCGTTCATTAAATGAACCAAAATACAATCTCATGCTATTAATTGCATCAGACATATTATTATTTTGATTATTGCTTACAATTACAATTTGGTTGAGCGGAAATTTATTGCAAAATTTATTAATGCTTCTTCCAAGAACTTTTAGCAGAGGAAAATCATCTTTGCATACAACAACAAATATATCAAACATGCAATATTTATTTTGTTATTTCATGCAATACTTTGGCATTATTCAGTGCATCTATAACACTTAGATTGTTGCTTTTGAACACTGGACCCCATTCTTTCCAGAACGTAACCAATTCCATCATTTCCATAGAAAACCTAATATCAATATTTTGACCGCCGTGTGTTTCTTGGATGTTGATATAACCAACATCGCCAGCATTTGTAAAAGCGCCTTTAATTGTCATTTCATTGCATCCTTGATTTCTTTATCGTTCCAACCTAATTCTACCAACATTGCCTTAAACTCGACATCAGGAATACTTGCCGCCATTAACTCACAGTCGTCAAGTTTATATTCTGGATAAAGTTTTGCAATAATATCTGCACGTTTATTCTTTGACTTACGTGCGCTAAACGCCATCCACTCATGACGATGCTTGCCCATGTTGGGGCTTACAGTGGTCAGCAACAGCCATTGTAGTTTAGGATGCTTACCAAGATCAAAGAACCGTTTATTAACACGCTCGTTCATTGCTTGCAGATAATATTGCTGCAACATAGGCTCACCGCCTACCGCACTGCCCCAACGCAACATAAGATAGGTAGAGAACTTCTTGCGTTCTTCATCCGTCAATTCATCATAGAACTCACGATTGCGCAAATCAAGCTGTGCCATCTCATAGCCAATGTCAAGTTTATTAACCAAGGATTACTCCTCTCCATTTACCTTTTTCAGTTGGTGAAACCAGAGATGCTGTCATCATCTTGCTTTATTTCTTCACTTAACTGATACATCACATGCAATTCATCAGCAAGTTCTTTTAGCGTAGGATTGTTTTCAGTTGCACGAAGAATTGCCATCCACCTGGCAGGTCCAATGTTGTTTTCATATGTGCTCATGCTACTACTCTGTGTCGTTGCGTTTCCCATAATATTATCCTATCATATAATGTTCTGGATGTCAATAGTCTCACTTGCACGAGAAATTTCTTTAACAAAGTATGCACATACTGGCTTTGGTCCATCACTTAATGGCACACATAATAGCTGTCCATTTTTTAATTTAGGAAAATACCAACGCACATCTTGATATACATCTTCAATTTCAATATTCATAAATGCTGCACGAAATGAACTAATTGGATTAAATGTAAATGCTTGGAATCCACGATCATTAAGTTTTGTAAGTGGTAAGGCTTCTAAATCGCCAATCTCTGCTTCGCCAATAAGAATACGCCAATTATATGGCATCATAATTCTGTGTTTGCCAATCTTTAACACAAGTGCAGGATCATTAAAGCTTTCTAAGAAAACCAATGGCAAGAAATAATAATCTGCTTCACTTGGATTTGAATTATCCAATACACAGAATCGTAAATCATCTACCTGTTCTGGCAAGTTATTCATTTCAAAGACAGTGTTATCTACTGTTAGTATTCTCATATTAAATTTCTACCTTTTAAGTTATCTAAAATAAATGTGTTAATCACATTTGATAATTGTTCGCACTCTAATGGATGTGCAGCTAAATGCCATTTACCATTATAGTAATCTATGTCACGAATAGGAACTCCGCAATCATGTGTATGTTGATTCATATAAAAATCAAATAATCTATAAAATCCACTATCACTCGCTATATCAGCCATCACAGGAAAATTATGTTCTTTAAAATGAGAAAAATCTCCAGCGGCTTGGTTCCAAATCAAATAATCATGTCCATTATTTTTTAACCAACCAGCAGTCATAGCAATTTGTTGTAGGCTTTTTTCAATAAACAGCGCACTATGATTTAACGTATTATAAAGATAATCTTTAAATAAATTTAGCAATCTATCATCTTCGGCATTTTTTTGAGATTTATTAAAATTGTGCTTGTCATCATCACCAACTATATGATCATAATTTAGTGTAGCCCACATACTTTTTCTTGTTATAGGATCGTTATATGGAACATCTAATCGACTTGGGAATGATAATCCCCATATGATTAAACATTTTGGAAGTTTTGCAATTTTATTATAGATGTGATTTATAACATATTCATGCGCACTGCCACTGCGATATAACATAACAGGTTCTGCACCAAGCTGCTTACACAATTCTAAATGACCATTAGAATCAATGTAGCAACGCATATAACTATCACCGCAGAATACTACATGACTATAACTCATTTATAGATACTCTTTTCTTGTGTAAATGGATAATTGGCTTCTTTATAAAACTGTTTGCGTTTTGTTAAATGTCGTTTGGCAAACTTACAATCGGCAGTTAAATCCCAGATTTGAACAAAGTCTTTATCTTCTGCCTTACGAATGCCACGACCGATAGACTGAATGACACGAACGAATGACTTGCCAGGTTCAATAAGAACAAGGTTAAAAATACGAGGAACATTAATACCAACTGCAGCCACGCCATAAGTTGCAACAATGATTTTATCACTGACGTTAGCAATCTCATCATAATGTTCTTTACGCTTTGCATTTTTCATGTCTCCTTGAACAAACACACTATTAGGCAACCGTGCAACAAGTTCCTCACCACATTCACGGCGATCTACTAGCACAAGTGTGTTTCCTGTTTTAATAACTTCACTAAGAAAACTTGCCATGTGGTCAAGGCGATCTTTATTGGTTGTTAGATATTTTAATTCTTCTTGATAGTTTCTAAAGTCGCTATGTTCGACTGTCTGCACAATATTAACGTGACAATTAGATAGAACTCCACGCTCTTGTAATTCACTTGCAGTGAGTTTCCCAATGACTTTACCAATGGATACCAGCAAGGCTACCTTTTCAAATTGTTCTTTTGGAATAGTTCCTGTTAATCCCCAGCGAATAGGAACATCTGCAAACTCAGTGGTAAGCAATGCTTTAAGAACTTCTGCTTTTGCCTGATGAGCCTCATCAACAATTACTGCTGCAACATTAAGCATCATAGTCCATTCATTACCTACACCCTTGGTACCTTTATAAAGGCTATTGAGGCTCTGCCATGTGCAGATAGTATGTGTGCGACCTAGTTCCTTGCGTTCGCCAAAATAAACGCCAACATCTAGTCCAAGATTTTTATAATCTTCTTCTGTTTGCAGAACTAAACTTTTGCTTGGAACAATAACGATAGTACGTCCATATGGTTCAACCATGAGGCTTAATGCTGCTGTCATAATGGTTTTACCAGCACCTGTTGCAACTTCTTGCATACACTGTGTATCGTTTAAGAATTCATTAATAATGTCAATTTGGTAATCACGTAAGACAATTGGTTGCCCCACATTTGGATGATTTTTTGGCCACGTCTTGTGTGCAAATGTATTTTTATCTACTTGCGTAAATTGAAATGATTGTCGAGATGAACGATTATCTTCTATTTCAAATTCCCAATTACGCTCACTGAGATATTCAATAATTTCTGGAAGTAAGTTGATATAGGTAGAACCACCTAATTGAAAATACGCAACCTTTCCATCCCAACGTCCTAACCTAACGCTTGGTAGATGGCGAGCATATGGAACTTCATACTTGAATTTTGCTACAAGCCTACGGCGAGTATCTGCATCAAGTCCTTCTAATTTACAATTTACTTCGTCTCTGATAATTATTTTGCACAACATTTATCTTAATATACAGGGTTGTTTAGTATAATGCAATAAAAAAACAGGGCAAAAGCCCTGTTTAAGAAAGTTATTTGGTTTTCTTTTCTAATATTCGTTGGATAGTAACTGTTCCACCCATACCATATTGCATTTGAACTAGTCGTCTTGCGCTACTCTGATCGTTTGCATTTACGGTCAATTGAAACTGTGCAGTTGGTTCATGTGGTTTTGTCACATAACCCTTGATATCATATGTCTTCATGCACCATTCCTCATAATCGTTACTTCTGCAACACGCTGCCAGCGATTTGGCTGCGACTTACGAAGGTCTGCCAACTTAAGTGCAGTACGCAGTGACATTTCACGGAACCGCTTAGAGTTGTCCTTCATAAACTGCAGAATTTCTTTTTCCTGTTCTTTGGTCATATCATAACCACTAAACAACTGTCCGCTTTCTGCAATCTGCCGAATACGAAGATATTTATCGTGTTCAGTATCCATCGTCAAATCAATATAGTGACAACGTGACTGCAACGCACCAAGATGGTCTTGCAGTTTCTTAGAACGAATGTTCTCGAACTTCAAGTTAGTGATGAAGATAACGCCACCCTTGAAATCAAACTTGTTGGGGATGCCTTGCTTGTGCAGAAGATTGCTGTCAGCGTTCCAATGGATGGTGCGCTTCTTGCCACTGTCAAGAGCGGCTTTGAGAATGTTGAGCGACAGTTCATCCATGAGGACACTATCGCAATCGTCAAACACCAATACGCTGCCAGTATCGCTGAACTCATACAACTTAGCATATAGACCAAGCGCAGTCATAGCACCCTTGACAACTTGATACTTAACCTTGCCAGCAACTTCATCGTACAGTGAATGCTCATCCAACTTCTTATGAACGCCATATGATTTACCTACGCCTGGCGGTCCTACCACAATCATAGCACGGACATCACCTTCCTTTACGGCAGTGGTCATATCTTCAAGGATTTCAAACCGCTCGGCAATACGAGCCATAATTGCTTCATCATTCATGCGAGTCATGGGAACACCTTCTGTGTTTGAGCCTATAACTTACAATAGCATAAATATCCATGTTGTCAAGCATTATTTTGGAGAAAAATTGATGAAATTTCAGAGAATTGAAATACGAGAATTACAAAATCCAGATCAAAACCCAACAATTTCTACTGGTTTGAGAGAATCAAGCCCAGAGATGGAAGCACTTGCTGCTCAAACAGATGTTATTGAACAACAGCTAAAAGATTCTGGTGATATAGTTGAAATTAATATATGGAACTCTGAAATTAAAATAGTGAAAGAAATTTCTTTTAGTAGCAATGAAGCACTTGAAAGATTTGAAACTTCTCTTACAACTGATCCAGTACAAATTGCTTGGGAAAATGCAAAAAAAAATTGGTTTCCGCAACATCACTATACTATTAGAGTAGAATATAGTTATCCTGATAGTTGGACTGGATCAAAAAGAGAACCTAATATTTAAATTGTTCGATACATTTCTTTAGGATAACGCTCACGATAGTGGCGCTCACCTGGTTCTAAACTACGAGCTAATTCTACATAATCTGGGTTTTTGCTATGCAACCATGCTTCATGATCATAACGCCAATGTGGTTGTGTTGGATGTGGTTTAAATTGTGTGTAGCTACGATTTAACTTATCTTCTGGATGATGAAGCGCATCAAGAGTAGCAATATAACTTAGCTTAGCCCACCAAAAATTACCAGCAAAATGTGGCCACGGTTCTACATTATAATTTGTACCAACAGCTTGCGCACCTTCATTAAGTGCTTCAACATTATCTACCCAACGTTCGATGGTGGTATAATTCATGAAATCACGCCAGTCGCCTACATTAGGATCGCCAAAACGTAGCAATCCTTTTAGATGGATATAGCAAACATAACATTCATCATTAGCATTCTTTGCAACAGTATGCAAAAAGTTAAGGGTTGGATATTCATGGTATGCTGCATCTTTATTAACATTTACTAATTTAAGTTTTCCAGTTGGGTCATTGATATTTTTAGACTGTAACCAACCGCTAAATGTCCAAGGCTGACCATTCATGCAGATATTGATTTCACTGGCAGCATCCCATAGTCCAGATTTGACAATCAAATCCCACTGTTGGTCCATTACTTGGTTCCAACCACCTAGTTCATTTACGTGCCAGAAAATCTTAATCGGAGTCATATCATTACCTTGTTGTTAATGGTGGACCGCCAGGGAATCAAACCCTGACCTTCGCCGTGCAAAGGCGACGTGCTCTCATTATCACTAGCAGCCCATTAGATAATAATATATATCAAGTTATATGTGCTGTCAATAAAAAACCCCGCACGAAGCGAGGTTTTTAACAGCATAACTTCTGAAAGTTATGGACTACTACTACGAATAGTAGCAGGGGGTAAGCTAGTTAAGGGATACTAGACTCTGCATCTAGTCCCATAATTATTTAGTAATGTACTTTCATGCCATTAAAATTATGGTTTTTTGGGTGACCATATCCACGATCCCAAAGATAGTGGCGATATTCAATTTCACGAAGGTCGCTTGCGCCTTCCATGAACTTTTCAAATCTGCGTTGCATTAATTCGTCATGTGATGGAAAGAGGTTCTTTAAAATTTGTTTAATCTTTTTCATTGTTATCTCCTTGCATTGCAATAATACTTATTATAATATATGTTGCAGCGCAGCAAAAAACAAGGGATTTTTAGGAAACTCTGGTATGCGTTTTACGCAGATGTCTTGACACTCTTGACGACTTCTATGAATAATTGTTTGAACTCATCTTTGGCTGGTAAAAACACTTCTTTTTTAATTTTATCACGATAGCGATAGTTAGAATACTTTTCTTCTTCCCACATATCATCTTGGGCATCAATCATTTTTTCCATTGCCAATAGCATTCTTTCTAGCAGTTCATCAGTTGTGGTCATCGTTTTACAATCCTAAAATACTTTGGCTACGATCAATCCATTCTAGGACTAAATCGCCTTCGTTAAATTTGTCAATGCCGCCCAACACTGCATCTAAACATTGTGGAAGTCTGCCTGTTTCTTTTAATTCATATAAACTACTATACATTTTTGGCTCATCATCAGTCTTATAAACTGCCGCACGTAACCAGCCGCTCTCCTTATCTAATTGGAAGTTAGCCTGACGACAATCAAATCCAGCACTTGCTAATTGAATAATAAGACTGCTCATTGTATAAACATGATACATTCCGCTTACCATATTAACATTTATAGTATTGTGTTCTATATGCTGACTTATAGATAATGAATAAGGTATCTCCACAATTAACAAACCGTCTTTACGCAGTAGTTTGTGCCAATGAAACAACGTACCAATAGGGTTCATTGTATGATGTAGCGTATTGTGACACCAAATCAAATCTTGAGATGGTAATTCTATTGTTGAAAAATCTTCAAACCGCCATTGCATTTTTCCAGCAGTTTTAATTTCCATACTTGGAGCAAAATCAACTGCAGTGACATTAAAGTTATATGTTCGCCCATCTGGTCTAGCAAGTGTTGCCCACCATACTGCATCTAATCCAATGCCAGCACCCATTACTGCGACATTTTCTATACCCAACAAATAATCATCAAGTAGCGCAAGATATTCAAGAGTTTTAAGACTGTGTTGATGGCTTTCTTGTGGTGTCATTTTGTTTCCGTTAAATATTGATATACATTATATATTAGGATATTATCATCATATGAAATTATTAATCACAGGCGGTAACGGTTACATTGGAAATTACCTTGTCAAATATTATACAGAATATGGACATCAGGTGTTGGCACCAAGCAGTAGCAAACTTGATTTAACAGACTTGGCGGCTACAGAACGCTATATGGCTGAGCATCCAGTTGACTGTGTAATCAATGCTGCATTTTATGGTCGTGAAATGATTTACAATCCAGATGAAAATTTTTATGTTAAGAACTTTGCAATGTTTGGTAATCTATTGAATCAATCACAACATTACAAGAAATTCATTCATCTTGGAAGTGGATATGAATATGATAACGAGCGCAATATAGATTTTGCAGACGAAGATGATGTTCTATATGTAGAACCTAAACTACCCTATGCTTCACTTAAACATAAGCAAGCAATGCACTTACTTGAACGAGATAACTGTTATAATATACGACTATTTGGTTTAACACATTTTAGCGAACCAAGCAGCAGATTTTTCCAACGGTTGCTAAATGATGATAAAGTAATAATTACCGAAGATCGCAAGCATGACTTCTTTAACTTAGAAGATGTACCATCCGTTATTGATTTAGTTTTAAATAATCAAATTCGACATAAAGCAATTAATTGTGTTTATGAAAACAAATATACCTTAAGCCAACAAGCAAAGATTTTCTGTGAAATAAAAGGTTTAGATTATAATAAGGTTATTGTAGAAAACACAAGCAGCAGAAGTTATACTGGCAGTAATTTAAGAATTAAAGAGTATAACTTACTGCAGCTTGGGTTAGAATTAGCTTTCTTACGGTATTAATTTACGTAGCATTGCAGCATAGTCAGCAAGAACGCTCTCAGCACTATAATCACGATATAGTTTTTCAAGCGGAGCCGTGCCTTGTGCAATGATTTCCTTGATGCTCTTATCTTCAATAAAGATACTTGGATCAACATTCCAGAAATTACGGAACTGATGGCTCTTAGTCATAGCAATAGGACGACGAGCAGCAAGAGCATAGTCAGGCGAACTTGCAATACCCGCACCATCAAGATAATCATAGAAGTAGCAGTTAATAGTATTATGCGCTAGCCAATCAACTACTTCATCTGTTTCCATAAGTTCATGACTAAATTGCAACTCAATGCCTGGTTTAGTAATGATACTTTTTACTTCTTGCACACGAGCATTGGCATTGCTACCAGCATAACCATGAATAAGGTCTTCATAGTATCCAAATGGAATGTGTAAGCGTAGAATAGCTTCATCAAACTCTTCTTGAACCTTGCGAGCAAGACGAGCAATACCCTTATGCGGTGGTCCAAAACCTTGGAAACCAATGATAGGCTTATCGCCATCCTCATAAACATGAGTTGTGGTAGGTGGTAATAGACGATTAGTAATGAATACATGATCATTTCCTACTACGCTTGGATCATCCGCAAGAATATATTGCCAACCATAATTATTATGTGGATCATAACTATCCGCAAGTGCTTGATACATATCATGCATGATACGAACCTGTGGCACCGTAATTTCACTGCGTGGATGTGGTTGATCCATCCAAGGAGTAGTTCCTGGTGCATAGTTATAAATGATTGCACTTGGTTGCCACGAGTTATAAGCAGCCATTACATCGCTCCACCCATCGGTATATAACACCTGAAACTCATACTCTTGATGAGTAATAAGTGTATTTCCAATAAGGTTTCCGATTAGTCCAATACCACACGCAGCCTTGTCGCCAAGGGTTTGTGTTACGAATAATACTCTAGGTTTCATTGATCTGCCTTTACCTGTTCTTCAATCCAACGATATGTTTTTTCAATGTCGCTACGCAAATCTTGTTTAGGCACCCAATCTAGTTTTTCCCTAATAAGATTATTGTTGCTATTGCGCCCACGAACACCTTGTGGGCCAGTAATATGATTAATAATGAGATTTTTGCCAGCAATTTCAGCAACCATAGTTACTAAATCATTGATAGAAATAAGATGGTCACTGCCAATATTAACTGGACCTTCAAAATCGCTGTCCATTAAACGCATTACACCTTCTACGCAATCATCAATATGTAGGAATGAACGAGTTTGTAATCCATCACCCCATACTTCAATTGATTCTCCATCGTTAGCCATCGCTACTTTACGACAAATTGCTGCTGGTGCTTTTTCTTTGCCACCTTGCCATGTTCCGTGTTCGCCAAAGATATTATGGAAACGTGCAATGCGATTACGCATACCATACTGACGATTATAAGAAAGATAAAGTCTTTCGCTAAACAATTTTTCCCAACCATATTCAGTATCAGGATGAGCAGGGTATGCAGTATCTTCACGACAATCAGGATTTTGTGGGTCTATCTGATTGTATTCATTATAAACACAAGCACTGCTGCTAAAAAATACTTGTTCAACTCCTTGGCGACGAGCAGTATCTGCTACGTTAAGATTAATCTTGGCGCTGTTTGTCATAACATCGGCATCATTATCCACATTACCAATATATCCGATACCGCCCATGTCAGCAGCAAGTTGAAATACACGATCAACCTTTTGGTCAATAATAAAATCAACTACCTGTGGATTGCGACAATCGCCAATGAAAAACTCATCACACGCACTTGGTGCAAATTCAGGTTGTTTCAAATCAACACCACGAACCCAATACCCATCTGCTTTTAATCTTTTGGCAATGTGACTGCCAATAAATCCACCAGCACCAATAACAATTGCAGTTTTAGTCATAATATCTATCCAATACTTTTTCAAAATCTCGTATATAATTTTCGTTACTATATAATTCGCGAAACTCATTGGTAGGTTCTAAACCACGAGCAATCGTATCACGAATACTATTTTTTTCTGCTAACAATTCTTGCTTCCAGTTCATTGTACGATACATATTGCTGTCACTTAGCAACATAGGTTTCATTGCAGTCAAACCACTATCTATACAACTACTAATACCACGACCAGGTTGTGTAGCATATAAAAACATATTAAGATCATTATTATTTAAGAATTTTGCAAGACTATAACGGTCTGGAATAAAATCATGAGTGATATTGACCTTAACATTGGGTTTAGCAATTGCACGACATTGATCTGCTATTTGCTTTGCCAATCCACCTGTCATATCAACATACGCACCGTATGAGATGTTGATATTAACTTCAACAGGCTCATCAAACTGCGCATTAACTAATTCAACAATGCGTGGAAAGTTTTTTGTATGCTGACCAAAACCAAATGAGCCAATCTTTAATACTTCGCCAGGCGGAGAATACTTAATGTCATCATAGAATATAAGCGGTCTGCCAACAGGACTATGCGTTTCAGTTGCTTGAAACGTAGGGTCGCAAACAAAATGATGATCTACATGAGTAAAGATATTATAATTGTCATGTCCAGTGATAACAAATTGTGGAATACCAGTGCGTTCAAGCACATAATTACCTAACCAAGGCATTGTTGTTGGATGATGATTCCAAATAATACCATCAATAATAGATTCTTCAAAATAATTAAAGAAACCATTTTGATGATCAACTTCGACAAGTTCAAACTTATACTTCTTGCTTTGTTTAAGGATATTGAAAGAAAACAAACCATAGGTATGAATCCCACAGTTTGTTTCGCTATTCATTACGATTGCAATTTTACGCATTCTTAAAACCGGCAACCTGCTTATCGTTTTTAATATCAGAAATAGCAGTTTCAATAATTCGCACTGCTGGACTTGCATAAGTTACAATACTGCTGCGGAAATCTGCAGCAATATCTAAACCATATGGTAACGTGTCTTCTGGTTTATGACTAAAATTAATAAAAACTTTATTCTTGTCAAGCAAGTTATCCTTAGTATTAGCATAAGTGAATGGACCGCTGTTTTTCCCTACAATCAAATTAACTTTAGTTGAAAGATAAGAAATGTCACATAGGTCACATGCATCGCTAAAAATATCGTTAGTAAAGATAATATTGTTAAGTTTAGTATCAAACTTTTCGGTAGCTACGAATGTATCTGTAGTATGATTAGCAGCAACATATTCAATAATCTTTTGCATATTGTCCATACTACTTTGCTTACTAGCTACTTCGCTATTACAGAATAGATATACATTACCTGAAAATTTATAATTATCTACCGCAGCACGATTATACTTACTATAATCAATCTGTGGAACATAATCCCACACATTATCACTTAGTTTGAGGTCAATTCCAAATTGCTGACGAAGATTATTGTAACACTCGCCCACAATGCGGTGATGGCTAATGTAAGAAGGATGGGTGTTAGCCCATAATCCCATATATGATCCCACCCATGTATTAATAAGAATGGTATCGTCGTCACTGCCAAAACGGTTCCACTGATTGATGCCATCAAGAACCGTCGCATTATTTTCTTCATCTAGTGTCTCCACAAGGTCAATAATTGCACGAGGATTCTTCTTGTGTGCATAATAGAAGTTTGATTGCGGCATCTGTCGTTTGATATCGGCAACCCATCCTCTTGTAGAGAATAAGTCACCGTAATGCCAATGATTGAAGAATACTATGTTCTCCATAGATTATCCAATAACCTGAAAGGTTGGACATGGGACAACTAGCTTACCGCCATTGGCGATAAAATCTTGCTCACGCTTGACAAACTCATCAACAAAATGCCAAGGAAGAACAAGCAAGTAATCTGGGTTTGCTGCTCGCATCTCTGCTTCGCTTACGATTGGAATATTAGTTCCAACAGTCTGCAACCCAAACTTATAAGGCGAACGTTCAGCGATAGCAATCATTAAATCTGGTGTGATACCAAACAACTGTAGGAGCGTATTGCCCTTAGTTGATGCACCATATCCATAAACCTTCTTGCCTTCTGCCTTAGCTTGATGCAAGAAATCAAGAACCTGCTGCTTCAATGACCAGATATTATCACCAAAGTCCTTCCAAAGGTTTTCGTCAGTGATGTCCCATGACTGCTTTTCATAAGCAAGAGTTGAGTTAATACGGAATTCGCATACGTCACGAACTTGCTGTGTAGCAAAGGTTTTTTCATCGCTGCTAGCCTTTTGGAAGGTAACACGGAATGAACCGCCATTCGTGTCATTCAATGAACAATCACGTAACACAAAGCCTTCATCTTCAAACAACTTCTTAATGCTACGAAGGTCATAGTAATAAACATGTTCATGGCAGATGTTATCAAATGCCAACTGCTTCAACATAAGCGGAGTATAACTCATTTGAAGAACAAATACACCATCTTCTGCAAGAATAGAATGAGCATCACGGATGAAAGGACGTGGATCAGCAAGATCGTAGAACATGGCAATACAAGTAATAACTTTTGCCTTTTCATTGCCATAGCCAAGACTATCATAGGCTTCACGACTAAAGAAGTCTTGTTTTACTTCGGCAACCTTGCTGCTTTCTTCCAAATATGAATCATCGGCAGGATCAATGCCCAACTTAATCATATTATCAGGTACTTGACGAAGTAGCGTACCATCGTTACAAGCAATATCCAACCAGATATCACCATTATTAATCTTTACACGACTTGTAATCTCGCTTACAATTTCGCCTAATTGTTTTGTCATGCTTGTGTTGATACCACTACGATACCAATACTGTCCATACATCTTGTCAAGTGGAGCAACGCCATCGAGACGAACTGCTCCCATAGTCTCGTCAAGATACAAATCAAGACTCCATGGTTTTGTTTCACGCATTTCTGCGCCTGGTTTCATAAAATCACTTACATAGTGATCGCCTAATTCTAAAATCTTCTTCATTGATTATTCCTCATGTATAACTTTTTGCTTCTACGATAGTGCTATTGCACTTTTTGTTGATGGTTTGTTTAATTTGCGCACGACGGGTATTAGCAGCATAGGTAGAACTTGCAATACGAACAAAGTCAGTATCATATGGTTTCTTGTCTTCGGTAGAACCATATGTTCTGGCAAGGTCTTCATTACGCCAAATAACCTTATTAACTTCTAACAATTCTGCAATTTCTTGAGCCAAATCAACGTCCTCAAATTTTCCAGTAAGTGAGGTAAGTTCGCTTAACTCACGTCTGACATGATTTAGTTTATCAAAATCTGCAATCTCTTGCAATTTAATTTGAAGAATTGTAATCTTATCATACAATTCTCCAACGCCGATTGGAGCAAGAATCATGCTCATAGATATGCCTTTGCAAGTTTCAAATCAGTTTCGCACATATCATTGACCAATGCTTGCAAATCATACTCTGGTGACCAGTTAAGAACCTGACGAACCTTAGTAGCATCACCTTGAATATTGACAACATCAACAGGACGATAAAATTCTGGATTTACCTGAATCATAATGTCACCAGTTGCAGCGTTACGGGCAACTTCATCAACACCACTGCCTTCCCACTTAAGGGTAATACCGAAGTACTGAGCAGTAAGGTTACAGAAATCACGAATGCTGCTCTGAATACCAGTTGCAACAACATAATCATCTGGCGTATCATGCTGCAACATCATCCACATTGCACGAACATAATCCTTGGCATGTCCCCAATCACGAAGTGAGTCCATGTTACCAAGTTCCAACACCTTCTGCTTGCCCAATACCATGTTGGCAAATGCCTTAGTAATCTTACGAGTAACAAAAAGTTCGCCACGACGAGGAGACTCATGGTTGAATAGAAGACCATTACAACCGAAAATCTTATAACTTTCACGATAATTTACCGTGATCCAATAAGCATACAACTTGGCTGCACTGTATGGTGAGCCAGGATAGAATGGCGTATCTTCCTTCTGTGGATTAAACTTCTGAATACCAAACATTTCACTAGTTGATGCCTGATAAAACTTGGTATCGTTTGTCATTTTTAATGAACGAATACTATCAAGAATACGCAGCGGACCTAATGCATTGGTGTCACCAGTAAGTTCTGGCATATCAAATGATACCTTAACATGGCTTTGTGCAGCAAGATTATAAATCTCGTCTGGACGAACCTTGTCAATAAGATTGCGAATACTGTTTGAATCGCTCAAATCACCATTGTGAAACTTAACCTGATCCTTAACATTTTGAATATTAGGATGGTCAAAGTTTGCGCTACGACGGATAAGACCGTGAACTTCGTAACCTTTGTCTAATAGTAGTTCTGCTAGATAACTGCCGTCTTGACCAGCAATGCCTGTAATAAGTGCTTTCTTCATGTTTTCCTCGTTGATATCTTGTATATATTACTGATTATACACTTAATTAAATAATTAAGATATATTAAAATCTTCCATGCCAGCAGTTTTTAACTTAACTAAATGACCTAGCATAAAGTTCTTACTTTCCATTGCTTTCATGATTCCTAACCACTTATTTCGCAGTAAGGCTACTTCGTTGATGATGGTTTCAAAGTCAATAACTTCTTCTTCACCATCAACGTATTTCTCTGCATCACGTGCAGTTAGCGCACGAGCATAGTGTTCTAAGTATTTTTGAAAATGTTTGCGGCGAATCTTACGCAACTGAATATTCAGATGATTAAGAATTGCTTCAATTTCTTGTAATTGGTTAAAACGATAAGCAGTAATACCAGGTAAGTTACTGATATTTTTTTCTACGTTGCCGTAGATATTAATATCACGTTTTGCCGTTTCTAATTCCCGTTCATAGTGTTCTATGAAGTTAGGAATATTAGACAAATCTTGACTTACTTTAGTGTACCAACCACTCATTCGTCATCACTATCTTCGTCAGAGTCTTCTACTTCAAGATGTTCAGCAATTGCTGCTCGCATGGCACTATCAACGGCTAGTTCTTGTAAATCGTGATCTGTAATGCCTAATTCAACCAACTCATTAATAACATGGTCGGCTGCTACCTGACGGTCTTTTGCTGAAATATATTCTTTTACTGTTTGCCAAAATTGAACAAGTAATTCGCTTGTATCACTCATCTTCTACTTCTTCCTTCTTAGTAATAGGAGCATGTTTTGCATACTCTTCCATAATTATATCAAGTTGTTCATCTGTCCAGTTTTTACGAAATGCTTTAGTAATCTCACCAGTAACAGGACTTGTATATTGCAACATGTTACCAGCCTTGACAAGAATACCCTGACTTTCAAGCATATCAATCAATCCACTATATGGACTCATGCCAGTTTTATATGGAATTTCAACTTGAACGCTTTCAAATGGCTTAGCATAGCGTGTCTTCATAATCTTACATGCAGCACGAATACCATTAACTGTAGTAGTCTTATTGCCATCTTCATCAGTCTTCAACTTCAACTTACGCATAGCAACTACGATAGAAGAAGCATAGATAAAGCCCTGACCACCAGAAATCTTGTCATCTGGATCAAACATATCCTGTGAAGCATAGGTATGGTTGGTTGCCACCATGCCAACATTTGCTGCACCAAACATATTAACACAGTTACGCACCAATGCAGTTAGCGCCTTTGGCTTACGTCCCATGTCACCCTTCAAATCACCTGCTTCAAACTGATTAAGGTCAGTTGGAGTAAGCAACATACCAAGCGAATCAATCACAAATAATACCTTTGGACGACCATCTTCTGGCATCGTGCGATATTCTTTCATAAACTCACTAATTGTCTTGGCAACATCATCAATCATTGCCATATTGAGTTTAAGAAGTTTTTCTTCACTGGTATCTACGCCAAGTGCCTTAAGCCAATCTTCGTCAAGTGCATTTTCACTATCAACAAGAACAACATAAATTCCCTGTTCCTGTGCATGGCGAACAATATTACCACTGCAAATATAACTTTTACCTGCGCCAGACTCGCCAGCAAACACAGTAACCTTGCCTAGTGGAATACCCTTATTAAAATCACCACTAATCAAATAGTTAAGTGTATAATTACCTGTTGAGACCCAATCAGTTGGATCATTATAACCAATGCTGAGACCTTCAATACTCTTGGTTAGACTTTTACGAAATTTTGATATGTCAAATGGTTTAGCCATGATTATGCCTTTATTATATTATTCAATTATTATATGAAATTGGGACAGGATTGTCAATAATCCTGTCCCGAATAGTGCTATTATTCTGCAGTCTTACGATTGCGAATCATGCTGAGAATGTCAGCAGCACGTTGGTTGCTATCACCACTCTTTGGTGCAGTGCTTACTGGCGCACTGGCAACTGGCGTATCGTCCATATCAAAAAGAACATCCTCTTGAACTGGTGCTGGACGGCTATATGCCACAGTAGGTTTTGCAGCAGGAACATCATCAGCATCGCTGTTAGCATTGCCGTTCATGCCACTTGGCTTGTAATACTGACCCCAACGTGACTCGTCGTAGGTAGCACCATCAACAGATGCTTCAAACATCTCTTTGATGATCTTCATTTCAGTATCACCTGGTTTCTTTGGAAGGAAACTCTTCAAGTCAAACAAACCATAGGCATCAATTGCCGCACGTTCTGTCTGAGTGAGAGGGGTTTCTTTACGGGCCCACTTACTGGTAGCATAATCTGCATACTGTCCCTTGCTCGTTTTAGTGACACTAAAGTCCAGACCACGATCATAGTCTGTCGGTAGTTCCTCAATATCAGGGTCTTTCAATGCAGCAATGATCAAAGGATAAATGCTTGGGCTAATTACAAACCTACGAATTGGATTCTCAGGAGTGCTGTCTTCGGTAAGTGGATTATCACGAACAAAGCCTTGGAAAAGATACGAACGCTTCTTCCAATACTTGCGACCCATTTCTTCAAGGCTCTTGTCCTTGAACCATGTGCGAACCTCGGTTAGAATTGGACATGTTTCATTCCACATTTCCATGCAAGGAACTTGAACAGTAACAGGCTTGCTGTTCATCTGACCCTTAACACCTGCGAAAGGCAAGCGGATCATTGCACGTTCAACCCAGAAAAAGTCATTCTTCGCATCACCATCAGGCAAGAACCTAATACGTGCTGTTGAACTTTCTGGAATATCCCAATGGGGGTAAATTGCGTTATCACGACCGCCGCCGCTGTTATTTCCGCTGTTGCGGGACTCTTGTTGTGCGAGTTTCGCACGGATTTCTGCCAATGAAGCCATAATGTATTTTCCTTTTGTTTGCCATATATGCCATATACAATGGAACTCTCTCCACTGCATATATCTATTTATACACCAACGATAAGATAGATGCAATATCTTTCTTCAATTATTTGAAATTATTTTGTCACGTAGTGCTAATCCCTCTGCCAAATCTTCACAGAGTATTAGGTGACTACGTTTAATTTCCAATGACTGATTCGTAATATCGCCGCACACATCCTTAACATAACAGGTGTTTGGCGGAATGTCAATAGTTTTTGGTAAATTTTTCCACCAAACTGGAACGCTGTAAAAGATTGGCGTATCATACCAATCATACCATTCTGCTGACCAACGCAGATGAACTTCAATTATTTTACCGCCGATAGTTTCAAAATTTACATAACCAGTGAACTCTGGTAGTAAATTTTTCCAAATGCGTTGTGCTTCGTTTAAGTCACTATTGAATATTTTCCAATACTGTATGCATTTATGGTCATCGCTATGGGTTGCTATTGCTTTTTTACAATAGATTACTTCACCATTTTTTAATTGAACGTCATATGAACAATGTGTGCCGGTGAATAGTGGCATCCAATAATGACCAGCAATATATTCAATGTCATCAGCACTATGCCATACTTTGCTGCCAAGTGCCATACCTTCCAAGTTCATTATTGGTTTAGAAAATACAGGATATGTTGTAGGAGGGATACCATGAGGAGCGCACTCATATTGGAGCGCCTGAGACAGCAGTAATTTATTATAAACCCATCTTGCCCACGGATATTGAGGATATGCTTCTATATCCGTGAGTAAGGGTTTTTTCATTAGGCTAGCGGATTAATATAAACTGGTGTGCCATCTATTTGCTCACCAGTAAGAATGATTTGATAACGACCATCATCAGTAGAACCAAGCGTAACACTGTGATTGGGGAAGTTAGGAATAACTTGTGAAATTACTGCCCAACTTGCCGAACCGCTATCTGTATAAGTTTGTGTTGATGCCCAATTTTGAAGCCATGCTAAATCATAATTCATTTGCGATTAATACCTGCAATTGCTTGAAGCCAAGTTAGGTCAGCACTTTCTTTCATCTTTTTCTTATCGCTAAGTGCCTTCTTCATTGACTCTTCTTTGTCGCCATCCTTGTCAAAGTCAAGATAATCTGGCTTGCCTTTTGACTTGGCTTCTTCTACTGTTTCATCAGTATATTCTACATCGTTATCTTTCATATAATCACGAGCAGTGTCTAGATAATCAACAGCCTTTGTAATCTTAGCTTGTACCCATTCTGGTAGGTTTTCATCGTCATCTAGGATTGAGCGAAGTTCATCAGCAGCATCTTTAGCGGTTTTTAAATCGCTCTTTGCCATACGACCTTCTTGATCATATTCTGCCTTGTCATCAGCACTTGGCTCATCTGCCTTATGTGGAACAGTGTCAGGAGCATTTTCTTCGTCTTCACTCTTGTCTTCTTCTTGCGCATAGATATAATTTTCCATCAAAGGCAGACCTGCCAATCTACGCATTTCTTCAATATTTTTGTTTTTCATTGGGGTTTCCTTTGTTTCTTTCATATCTCGTTCTGGATAATAGTGACCACCGGCATCATATGCACCATGTGGATTGGTTGAACCGTCAGCATCATAATAATCTTCTTCATCATCATAACGTTTATCGTCGGCGTCTGCCTTTTTGTGTTCTGGTTCGCTTGCATCGCCTTCCTTAACTGGGTAAGTCTTGCCATCTACTTTAAATTCTTTCTTACCAGCAGCCTTTGCCTTTGCAAGATTGCCACTAAACTCATTACCTTCATTTGGTTCTTCATTTACAGCATCTTCTTTTTTCATGTACTTGTCTTTAACACGACCAAGTTCTTCTTGACTTGCGCCATCACGACCTGCTTTTGCAAGTGCTTCCATACCGTCTTTGCCATATTTCTTTTTACCAGTATAATATTGTAAGCCGCTTTCTTCGACTTCTTCTTCACCAATATTCATAATTTCTTCGGCAAATTGATCTGCTTCTGTTCTAATGCTTTCCTTAGCTGAAAAATCACGATTTGCAGTTTTACGAACTTGCTTTTCATATTCAGGATTTTTACGAATTTCAGCTAAGTCTTTCATATATTTTTGTGCTAACATGATAGCAAGTTTTTTATCACGATTATATTCTGGTTCGCTTTTTTGACCAAAACTTTCACCTTCGCTGCTTACCAGGTCACCCATAAGACTTGCGAAGTTAGCAATGTCATCACCATCTTTTGCCATCATACGATTGGCAATGTCGCCTAACACTGCGGTTAGCAGTGCAGTAGTATTGGTATATTGGCGACTAACCATTAACTTATCGAGACCTGGATCACTCTTAAGAACAAGTTTAAAATTAGGGTCTAAAATTTTCTTTTCAACATCACCAGCAGCTTCTTGCACGATAAACACACCTTCTTTAAGTTTCTTATAAGCACCAGCAGCACTTGCTAGGTAATTGTCTAAGTTTTCATTGTAAGTTTGTTGGGTGAACCAACCTTTTACTTCTGTAACATCTTCATTATTTTCGCCCAATAGAGTGCTTAATGCTTCCAAACTTTCACTAAATGAACGACTATTATGCGTAAGACGAGTTACATGACGCTTAATACTTTCTTTCATTTGTTGTGCAGCAGTAATAACATCACCTGCTTCTGCACTTTCAAATGTACGATTGCGAGTTACACTAGTGAAACGACTTAAATTTTTCATTTCGCTAATTGCACGTGAAATAATTTGACCATGTGAATCATAAGGATTTCCACCACGTGATACATGATTAGCCATTGCCTTGGCACCACCAACGCTCTTAAATGGTAGTAAAAACTTCTCACCATTTTCATTTACCAAGTAAATTCGATCCACTTTAAGCAAACGATTATTTGGGTTTTCTAGCATCTTTTCGTTATGAACAACATTGATACGAACATTGTTTAACGTTCCTTCGCTAAACTTACCACGACGTTGCCATAATACACGGCTTTCTTCTAATGATTCTTTCATTTTTTTCTTCTCTGGGTTTAATTTAATCATGTATTCATAGTCTCTACGACTTAGTGTATCTTTTGTAATATCACGAACATCAAAATTTAACATGTGTGATTTTGCCATTCGACGCAATTCACGTAAAAATTGATACCAATAATTTTTATCTTCTGGTAACATGCGTTCTGTGATAGCAGTATCAAAGAATACTTTAAGACTATTGCCATCAATTAAACTGCAGCTAATATCGCCATAATTACGATTACTGTCTTTATCAGTATATGGAAAATTAAAAAATCTTCCTTTTGCAGGATCAATAGTAGGCTTACCGTCTTCATCACCAAGTTTTATCTTGGGAAAACGATTTCTTAATTTAAAAAATAGGTCTTCGGCTGCTTGATTGATATCACTCATAGGATTATTTATGCCTCATAACATAACAAACGGCATTGGTGGAATGATGTCTGCTGCATCCATTGCTAAACCATCGCTAATTCTACTATCATATTGACGCAGATGTAAAATCATACGAACTGCAAGCAGTGTTGCCATAACAAGATCATCTGTCTCGCCAGTTTTACCACTATAACTTACGCCATGTGCCACAAATGTTTTAAGTTCGCTAATTAAACTCTTACTGCATAGTTTAATCTTGCCTGTTTCCATCCATAGTTTAAACTTAGAACATGCTGCAATCTTACTCTTTGGCGTGGTGTTAAATCCTTTACGAAATCTGCGTCCGCCACCACCAGGCTCACTTAAGAAACTGCCTGGTATATTCTCTTCGCCAATGTCAGCAACTGCATTAAGTGCGGCTTCACCAATACTATTGTTTTCTATACTATAATAGATATCACCAGCATTGCCCGTTGTTTCTTTAATATATTTGCATATTTCAGCCATAATTAGCACTTGCTTTTGAATAATAGTAAGATTATGTTGCCACTCTGCTACTTGTCGCATAGTAGTTGCATCATATACTTCAATAGCGGCAGGATCGCCACCTGTACCAAGACTTGGGTCAAGTGCTACAATATAAACATGATTGCGCTGTGGCTTTTCATACCAACGAACTTGACCTTGTTTTTCAATTGGTTCAACACCACTAAGATCAACAAGTACACCTGGTGCAATAAGCGTTTCATCATAGATAACAAACTCGCAATTATGCTCACGACGGAAACGATCAACACCAACGCTACTTATTTCACGTTCTGCCCAATCCTTATTACGTTCTGGATGACGGTCCCATGTTGCAAGGAATGGACTAAATCCGTTACGACCAAGTGGAGTTTCATTGCCGTGGGCATCAAATTTCTTATTGGCTTCTTTCCAAATATCAGCAAATTGGTCTTCATCGCTATTAGGAGTAGAAGTAATAATTGCCTTACCACCCGTTGATAGTGTAGGACTAATAGATGTCCAGAACTCTTTTGCAATAGTAGGACGAACAAACGCCAACTCGTCACAGTATAGGAGTGAAATACTCATACCACGACCTGTCGTTTCAGTGGTGGTTGAACTTACGATACGGCTACCATTGTCAAATCCAAGCGAACCCTTGTTATAATCAATTACACCAGCACGAATATGGTCTGGACAATTTTCATAACCAAATCTAATACGTTGCATGATATCTTGTGCGCCAGTATATTTGTTGCTTGCTACAAGAATAGTGCTATCTGGAACAAACATAGCATACCATAACAAGTAGCCCGCCGCTAGTGTGGATTTACCCATTTGGCGACCTAGCATGTTAATACTAAAACGATTATTATGATAGTTGTGTAGCAGTTCTTCTTGATAATCAAACGGACTAAGTTGTAATCTGCCTTTGGTAGGATGCTGAATATAAAAGAAATTTCTAATGAAATATTCTGGACCTGTCACAGGATCGGCGCACAAACTAAATTCAATTAGTTGCTGTTCGGTAATTTGCATACGTATATGCGGCTTACGTATAAGTTTATTTTCTACGGGTTTTGCCATGCAAATATTTATTGACATATTTTGTACATGTAGTATTATTAAATTGTCACATTATGGAAGTAAATACATTACATGTCGGACACTCTGATACTCAACGCAAACTATCAGCCGCTTAGTTGGTTACCGCTTAGCGTCATACCATGGCAGCAAAGCGTT